CTTTCATTTAAGGATGAGCTAGTGTATAACTTAGGTGTAAACCAACGAATCAAACGTAATGAAAAAGGAGAAAGATAATGGAAAAGAAGCAACGTGTATTAGACCTGTTAGAAGCTCAAGGTACTAAGATCGTAACTGTAACATTTATCAAGGCTAATGGCTCTGAGCGTGTAGTCAATGGCCTCTTAAAGCCTACCAGCAAGATCGTAGGTAGTGATCGTGGTTTAGCTCAAGGTGAAGCTATGAGATCCCGTGGTCAAATCCCAATCTGGGAAATCAAAGAGAGCAAGTGGAAATCATTCTATGCTGAGAAGGTAGAACTTATCAATGGGGAGAAAGTGTAATGAGCTATACAATGATAAAGAACTGTAAGATGAACTGGGAAGACGAAACACACACTTTTACTTTTGTTACTGGTGGTGATAGCCTAACAGCACTTGATAGTTTAGGTGACTTGTTAGGTTCACTAGAGGACTTATATAAGAGGATTAGGGATGACAGTGAAACAGGAAGTAAGATACCTTACACATATAAAGTTAAGGGTTCTCAATCCCACACAAAAATAGGAGCAGAGTTATGAACCAAGACCTAGAGAGGGAATTACGCATGTTAGGTATTATGATACCTACTGAGGATGAAGTAGAAGTAGAGGAAGATACAAGAGCTTTACACTTATCTAAGGATTGGTATAATGATCCCCGTGATGGAAATGGAGAGGTAACATTCTAATGAGCATTGAAGTAACATACAAAGGCAGCATGGGTAATGACTTGACTGTAGTTAATGCAGCCCGTGTAAGTTTTGGTAAAGAGAGTGAGTGGGATTATGAAGAGTCAGATGCTTACAGCTTCAAGCAACACATGAAAGCTAGGGATAAGAAGTTAATTCAATATCTAGCTAAGCACAATCACATCAGCCCCTTTGGACATTGCTTTGCCAGCTTCCATGTCAAGGCACCAGTCTTCGTAGCTAGGCAGTTAGTCAAGCATAAGTTCCTACGTTGGAATGAGATTAGCCGTAGATATGTTGACAGTGAGCCTGAGTTCTATGAGCCTAGTGAGTGGCGTGGGCGCAGTGAGGATAAGAAGCAGGGATCTTCTAATACTAAGATAAAAGATATTCTTGTTGAGGGTTGGAAAAAGGAATATCCAGATTACTTAAAAGATAGTATGGAAGTGTCAGATGCTTATGACTCTGTTGTGAATGAGTCTGTCTTATGTCTTTATAAGGACTTGATACACGCAGGTGTGTGCCCAGAGCAAGCCCGTATGATACTGCCACAGTCCATGATGACTGAGTGGTACTGGTCGGGTAGCTTAGATGCCTTTGCCGATATGTGTAAGCTGCGTTGCGCTGATGACACTCAAGCTGAAACACGAGAGGTTGCAGAATTAATTGCAGGGCAGATGTATGAACTGTTTCCTGTATCTTGGGAATCCTTAGCGGAGGATAATTATGAGGGGTAACATTAACGGTGCAATCAAGGCGTCAGCTATTGTAGCTTTACTGATAGCTTTACCACCAGTACTGATAGCTATGGCTTATGATGAGTACCCTAAGTACTGTAAGCTGTCGATCTTATTACCCTGTATAGGAATAACAGATGAATAAGCGTATACCTATGAAGGGTGGTGATGAATATGATGCCCTAAGTAAATCACGTAAGTTCCTAAGATGGAAATCAGGACAGGTAAAGAAGATCAAAAGGGCTTACAATAAGAGGTTTCGTAAGTATAGCAGAGCATCTTTGATGCGACGCCCTTGGGGCTAAGGAGAATAAACTATGAAGAGTGACATAATCAAGATAACTGATATAGAAGAACACGAGGATGGCAGCGCTACGCTACAAGTAGAGTGTGACCCTGAGACATACGCAGCTATCTTTAACGTAGGCTTTGTGACATTAATTAAGGCTGGATTAGAGAAGGAGAAAAGTGATGGGTAGGTATGTAGTGGAAATAGAGGTTGAGAAGGGGGAGTATACCTTCGTAAGGAAGGAAAACCCTTGGACGTATGATACTGAGGTACGGGTATTTACTGACCGTGAGGAAGCTGAGAAAGAAGCTAATAAGTGGAATACAGGTAGAGTAGTGGAGTATTTATAGTGTTGTTCTATACTGTCCTTGTGTTGAGTTACACGCTAAATGGTGACTACCTACAGGCTAAGGTGATCTTCCCTAGTGCTAGGGCCTGTGGAGACGCTCTGCCAGCCTATTACGAGCCTGTGTATGCCATAGATAGGGATGCTATAGGTCAATGCCTAAAGACTGAGGTTATATCAGCCTCTATCAAGCCTAAGAGGAGGCCCTTATGATAAGTAATGAAGATCTTATAAATATGTGTCGTAAGTTAGCACACAAATATAACAGACCTAATGACTTTGATGACATAGTATCTGAGGGAGCGATAGTCTGCCTAGAGTTAAGGGCTGAAGATCCAGAGGTACACCCAGCGAAACTGTATCGTGAGGCTAACAGAGCCATGCATGACTACATTAACTTAAGCCTACAACCTGTTAGTATTCCTAAGAGTTGGACAGCTAGAGATGTTGCTAGGGGTGGCTCAGGGGAAAGTGACAACCAAAGTTATTCTGAGACTGGCATAGATTGGTTGCGTAATATTATGTCTTCTGATCACGTTTCATACGATGACTTTATATCTTCTATTCCTGACCATGCAGAAGAATATGAGAAATTAGACTATGAGAATTACATTCTTGCTGTAGCTGAAAAGAGCCTTTCATCAGAAGAGTGGCAGATTTTAAAGTTGAGGTTTTGGGAAGATATGTCTCAATCTGAAGTGGCTGAAGTATTAGGGTTAAATCAATCGACAGTTAGTAGAAGGGAAGAACAGGCATTGAAACATCTTTGTAACAATTTGTGATGCATAACATTCAAATAAAAGTCCCTATTAGTAAGTGTCCCTTTAACGTAAGTATAAACTTTAGTTTATTATTATTAGTTAGTAATAAAACTTAAGTAAGAGGTAAGTGATGACTGAAGTAGCGCACCAAACTTGTCCACATTGTAACCACAAGGGTTGCTATAGCTACAACGAAGATAAGAATGTCTTCCAATGTTTCTCCTGTGGAGCTAAAGGTAGACTTAGAAAGGATTACGATAACATGAGTACTGTAGTTGATTATACGCCTAAACGTATAGAAGACCCCGCCAGTGGAAATTATGTAGCTATGCGAGGCATTACAGCTAAGACTATGGAAGACTTTGGCGTACAGACTTACTCTGATCGTCAGGAATATGTATACCCTAGCGGAGGAATTAAAGTACGCAAGCTAGACGAGAAAGTATTCTACACTAAGGATGGCTTTAAGGGTGATGAGCTATTCGGTATGAACCTGTTTACTGCTGGCAGTTCTAAGATGGTAACAGTCACTGAGGGTGAACTAGACGCTCTGTCAGTAGCCCAAATGCTTAAGAGCCAGTACACCAACCCTGTAGTATCTTTACCCTCTGCTACGCCCTCTAAGAAGCTCTGGGAGAAGTGTACAGAGTGGCTCAATAGCTTTGAGAAGATTATCCTATCTGTAGACAACGATGAAGCTGGGAATGCTGTAGCTGATCGTATGGCTAAACTATTCCCTAACAAGGTCTATCGTGTACCACATGACAAGTTCAAGGACGCTAATGAGTTCCTTACCAATGGGGCAGCAGGGGAATTTAAGAGTGCTTGGTGGAATGCTAGGAAGTATACACCTGAGAATGTTCTTAATAGTACTGATGACTTCATTAGCTTGTATAAAGATACGCCTGAGCATCAGTATGTACCAACTGGAATCCAAGCACTAGACGATAAGATCTTAGGTCTTATGCAAGGTCACTTCACAGTTATCAAAGCGCCTACAGGTATTGGTAAGACTGAGATTATGCGTTACCTAGAATACAACATGCTACAACATAACATACCCTTTGCTGCATGGCACTTAGAAGAGACTAAGCTAAGATCTTTACTCGGGCTTGTCTCGTATGAGCTAAACGACAACCTTACACGTAGGGATCTTATCGAAGAGAAGGATGCTGATGATCTTGTGATAGAGGCTATTCAACAGCTAACCAAGGATGAGCTATTCTACCAGTTCTATCTAAGTGATGGTCAAGGTGCTGATGACTTGTGTGACCAGATTAGGTACTTTAGCCAAGCCTGTGGCTGTAAGTTTGTATTCTTTGAGCCTATCCAAGATGTAGTCTCTGGTCAGTCAGAAGAAAGTAAAGAGCAGATGTTAGCTGACTTATCGGTCAGGTTGTCTAAATTATCAGCGGAGCTAAACGTAGGTATCGTTACTATTGCCCACACTAACGACAATGGTGATCCTAAGTATTGTAAGATGATTGGACAACGGGCATCAGTAATCCTAGACCTCTCCCGTGACAAAGAGGCAGAAGACTTACAGGAACGCAACACAACGCACATAACAGTACAGAAGAACCGTCCATGCTCAGAAGAAGGTAGGGCTGGTATGATGCGGTTTAACTCAGAAACATTTACACTGCGAGAGGTAATATAATTGCCAGTATTTGATATAGAAACAGATGGACTAGAT